AGCCAGGAGCGTAAGCAACTGGAAGACCGTCGTGAGGAACTGCGCGACCTGAAAGAGAAAGTTCACGGTTAATCGCAGGTCGTAATTTAAGATAATCATTCACAAGGAGGGCAACATGCCTATTGCTAAAGCTAAGACTCCCCTGGTCCCGCGCAACAAGACCATGGCGGGTTCGACTCACGGCGGTAACGGCGGTAACGTAGACATCATCGAGGCCGACCAAGACCTCGAAAACAATATGTCCGCCGACACGCTGATCGATCCAGAAGACTACACGGGTGGTTCGACCCACTCGTCGGTTACCGCGAAAGCCAAGAAAACGAGGGCTACGGTCGGCGACGACTGCCAGCAAAACATCGGCACGTTGCCGAATGACGGCGAGCCAGCGAAGGGCTATCTGGAGAACGCATCCGATTTCGATATGGATGACGACGAAGATATGGACGAAGAAGAGGTCCAGAGTTCGTTGGAACCTGATCTGGAAAACAGCAACAAACCAACGCCACTGACCGCCGAAGGCGACGACGAAGACTGGGATGCACCGCTGAGCCAGCACGCCGAAGACGACATCGACGAAGGCGAAGAATCCATTTCGGAAGACGAGGGCGAGGAAGTTGTCGAGCCTGAAGAAGCTGCAATGGGTGACGAAGCGATGTCGCTGATGGACGTGGATCAGGTGCCTGACGACGATACCAATGTGGCCTTTGCTACGCTGGGTAAGCGTGTGATGGTCATCCGTTCCAATCGCATCATCGCAACGCTGACCGAACGCGCTGCAACGGCACTGGATCGCGCCGACGTCTACCTGACCGACCAGTTCCAAGAAGTCACGGCGGCCGAAATCGCCAAACAGGGCCTACGCAAAGGCCTGCGTTCGATGGGCTTTATCGAGGCGAAGGTCGCGATGAACAAATCGAGTGCTGTTGAAGCGCGCGTGAAGAAACTGGTTCACAAGCAAACCGCAGCCGTTCGCAAGGTCAACGAAGTCAACGCCGCAACGATGGATCAATCGATGGCAATCGCCGCTGTCGGCATCAATCGCAAGTACTTCGCCGGTGTGACGAATCCGCTGCAAGACGCCCTGGAAGCTCGCCTGGTAGAAGCCGGCGTCCGCAATCCACGTCGCCTGTTGGCCAGTGTGTTTGCAAGCGAAGGTCCCGCCTACGCAAAAGAGCTGATTCAACTGGCGACGAAACTGTCGGCCATGCCGAAAGAAACTCGCGCTGGCTTCGTCGAGGCGCTGGATATGACTTCCGGTGATATGGAAGAATCGGAAGAAGACAGCTTGCCAGTCGGCACCGATGATCCAGACGAACTCGGTGAAGACGACGATGTGATGCCGACGACGATGGCCACTGCTGGCGTCGCCCGTCAACGTCAGATCGGTAACTCGGTCCGCCCGGGTATGCTGTCGGTAACGGCTTCGGCCAAGTTGGATGGCAGTCAACCGCTGTTTCTGGGACGCTGATTCACAGCATGTAGTTTAATGTAGCAAACTCAACTATTGGAGGTTTCAATGATCTACGGTCCACTTTCCAAATACCCGGACTCGGCTGAGGCAGCGGTTGCACCTGGTGTGTACATCACTGCTGAGGGCCTGGCCCTGGTCCGCGCTCAAGGCGCTCAATCGGCTGGCGTGATGCCATCGACCGGTACTTCGGCAGATGTCTTCGCCGGCTTCTCGCTGGCTGGTACTTCGGCTGCTCCGTTCGCTGAGGGTTACGCCAACAAAATCGAGACCTTCGTCGTTCCAGCAACTGGCATCGTGACGCTGCAATTCACGCCAGTTACCGGTCAGACGTTCGTGTTCGACGTGACCTCGAACAGCGCTGTCGCCAGCCCTGTCGTTACCGGCAATCAAGTCAGCGGCTTGACCGTCGGTGATCAAGTCAACGTCACCTACAAGTACGCACTGACCGTCGTCCAGGCTCGCGCTCTGATCGGCGACATTCAACCAGGTGGCTACAGCGGTGCATACATCGGCCAAATCGGCCTGATCAAGCGCGGCCTGATCTACACGTCGGAATACGATGCGTCGAAGAACTGGAACGCAGCGACGGCAATCAAGCTTGCCGCCAACGGCCAGATCACCGACCAGTCGGGTACCGGCCTGGCCATTAACGGCTACGTCGTGGCAGCCCCAGGTTCGGATATCCCGTATCTGGGCATCGAATTCTCGGCGCCTTAATTAGCTGCCGTAATCAACCATCAATCACGGAGAAAAATTATGGGCGAGAAAGTAAAAATCGGCGCAACTCGCGTCCCAACCGTTGCAGCCTCGGAGTACCGTTTCCAGGGCAGTAACGAACGCGCAGTCGGTGCCAACGGCGAGCTTAACGCTTCGTCCAAGAAGGACCTGCTGAACCAACAGATCAAATTCCTGACCGCAGCTTCGAGCGGTGGTCTGGTCAGCGGCGAAGCCAAGTTGCGCGAGCAACAAGAAGTCAAGGCGAGCCGTGAACTGACGTTGGCAGGTTTCAACGACGCCAAGATTCACCGCGTTCTGGGCGAACGTATGGCCGACAGTCTGTTCATCACGGCCAATCGTCAGGGCTTCATGCGCAAGTATCTGGCACGTGTGCAAGTCGATCAAGGTACGGTGCCGCGCTTCCCACTGCGTACCAAAAACGTCACGGCTGTGTGGTCGACTTCGCCAACGCGGATCGACAGCCAGATCACTCGCGACAAATGGTACACGCCACCTGAGCTGTCCATCGTCGCACGACCGTTCGTTACCCAAAACGAACTGAACCAATCGGCCGGCGATGTGCTGCAAGAGAAGTACGTCGAGGCGACCGAAGCAATCATGGTCGCAGAAGATCGTCTGTGGTACAACCAAGTCAACCAGATCGTCGGTATCGACAACAACCTGTCGATTATCAGTGGTCAGCTGACCCCGTACACCCTGATGCAAGTGCAGACCAACGTCACTCGCTGGGGCCTGAAAGCACCACACATTCTGATGGCGTCCGATCTGTATCAGGACATCGTCGGTAACAGCGAGTTCTACACCGCCGTCGATCCAGTCGCTCGCCATGAGTTGCTGCTGACCGGTGAACTGGCTGTGATGTACGGCATGACGATCACGTCGGACGCCTATCGTCACCCAGAACACAAGGTGCTGAGCCAAGGCGAGTTCTTCGTTATCTCCGAGGCACTGAACCACGGCGCCTACTCGGATCGCGGCGGCCTGAACTCGAAACCGACCGACATCATCAACGAGAAGATTCCAGGCATGGGCTGGGTCATCCACGAGGAGATCGCGATTTCGGTGGCAAACAGCCGTTCGGTTGCCAAAGGTTTGAGAGTGTGACGTAGGTTTTTCAGTAGTTTAGAACCGCTTCGCGCGGTTCTCTATGTAAGTTTTCGAGGGAAAAGGCTTAGCGGCTCTGACTGAATCCTATCCGGTTCTTTCTACCTCATCCTTTATAACCATTGTTGGATAGAACAATGAGCGGACCTAAACCAATGAGTGCTAAGGCGTTTGCCGATAAACATTCAACCAGACTGAACTACAAGCTCATTAAAATACTTGGTGAGCGTGAATTAATTGTGGCATGCAATGATTGTGGACTATATAGAACAGTAAGGTACTCACAAGGTAGAGCTGGACCTGTATGTTCGTGTACTCACAAGCGCAAATTCTACCGCATAAAACGAACTGCTGAGACGCATACGGAAGAACTACATGAATTGGGTTATACAGATTACACCTGTGTTACCTTTGTCGGTGCAAAGCGAAAGAATGTGTACCAGCATAAGTGTGGGAATAAATTCCGTGTTTCACCAGACTGTTTGAAGGGTTCAAAAGTCCCATGTGGTGAATGTAGGGAACTTGGTTACTCTCACGAAGAGGCCTGCAAAATAGCCCTGTCTCGAGGTATGCAACTATTAGATGAATATAAATCTGGCCGAAGGGCTGATGGTCATTTGAAGGTCAAGCATATTAAATGTGGGCATATAAACAGAGTTCCCCGCGAATGCGTAACAACCCCGTACGGGGTAATCAGAAGCTGTCAAACTTGTAGACCAACTGGTATTTGGTACAGAGGTAAGTTCAATGGTAAGCCGATTATAGTTAGATCGAAAACTGAAGTTAGGTTCATGCAGTATTTGAAGGATAGCGGTGTACCACTTGATAAAGTAAGATATGAACCAAACGAGTATAAGGTTCTTTACTATAACCCAATCAAGAAATGCATGGCGAAGTACACTCCTGATTTTGCTGTAGGTAGAACAATGGTTGAAGTCAAAGACCTGGCATCATTGGGTCTAGCAAACTATAACTGGATGACGAAGGAAGAAGCTTTAATAGAGAACCGCGCTAAGTATGAAGCTGCTATGAGGTACTTTGATGACTACAGAATATACGTTCTCATCAAAGGCAAATTTCATAGAGTATTCAAGTTCTGGACCAAGACTGAACAGGTACGAATTCAAAACATCCACTAAGGAGCATAAGATGAAGCAATATAGCAAAAGCCTGGACTTCGTGACCCTGGCTCTGGCCTCCGGTCGCAAAGGTAACATGGCAATGGCAGCAAAACTGTTCGCCAAAGCCATCGCGGCCCCAGATTCGCGTTACGCACTGCACGTTCTGGAAGCCAGTAACAAGCAGGCGTTCCAGAAGATGGAAGCTGCTCGAATCGCCGCCGCCAAGAAAGCTGTGCGTGCTTCCGATGAGGAAGAAGACGACATGGGTTCCGACGAGGACATGGAAGACCTGGTCGGTGGTGGTGAAGACGAGGAAGGCGAGACCGAAGAAGTGATGAGCGGTCTGGACGAAGAAGGCGAGGACGAAGAGGAAGAATTCGACCACGACGCCTTCGCGGCCACGCTGACTGCGATGACCAAAGGCTCGAACAAAGCCAAACGCAAGTAAGTCCCAGAAGCCGGCCGCGCATCTTCGCTGGCCGGCTTTTTCCATTTGTGGAGCTAAAATGGATACAGTCCTACCGATTGAGAACTTTGTCTTTGATGGGCTGGTACTGAGGGCAATACAAGTCTTTGGTTGCCCTGCAATCATTACGCCAGCGAATGATAAGCAAGCGGCCTTGCAGCGTATGTTCAATGGGCGTGATATCGTATACCCTTATATGTTTTTGGTCCCCACTACCTTGAGCCACAATACTGATTCCTATAATCCTAATCGCTTGGTGCGAAAGGGCTTAATGGTATCGGTAAACGAGAATCAAGGGCAAGCTGTACGTGTGCTGCCGACGAATTTCGATTTTGAAGTCGAATTTGTTACCAATAAGTTCTTGGGCGGGCAGGGCTCCGTGATGGGATTTCAGAAGCGCTGGTTGTTCGCAAGACGAGCAGGCTGGCTTAAATTTAATGTGGACTACGGGCGCTTACAGTTCCCCATATCGCTGACTTTAAGCGAGCAGGTTCAAACTCCGCAAGGAGAGAACAAGGTTGAGGCGGAGAGTAAGTATTTAGTCACCTCAACGCTCACTGTTCACGGATACACCTCAGAAGAAATGTTGGCGACACAAGGGGTAGTAACCACGGTTGAAATGCACATGGCGGTAGCAGGCGTAGGCGCCCAGTTCTTTCCCTTCAATTAAGAGGAGCTACAATGAAGAAGCTAGTCATTAACTTGACGCGGACGACTCAGCAGGTTGATGTGCGCCACAGCGATGGCAAACTCGATTCTGTTCAGATCATGGCTCGCAGCCGTGCCACGTTGCGGGACGGCATGGACGTTGACCCGCGTTGGATGCAAAAGCATCCTAATACCGTAACTGTGAAGGAGGTCTAAAATGTCTACCATCCTTCAACAACAAGGATCGGATGTTCGCATCCAAGAAATTAACCTGAGTCAGGTTATCACTTCGGCATCATCGTCAGTTGCCTGCCAAGTGGTGGTGTCCAATCAAGGTTCGCCGTTCCCGAAATACTTCACGAACGCTGACGACTACATCGCAGAGTATGGTAACCCGAACGCGCAAATCTCGTTCGACGTCTACTGTGGTCTGGATTACTTCAAGGAAGGCAACGCGCTGTGGGCTTGCCGTGGCGTCCATTCCGATGCAGTCTATGGTGGCGTAACCCTGTACTCTAACGGTACGGTGTCTGCGTTGGAGTCTGCTCCCGTCGGTATCCCTGATCCTACGCTGCCTAATTGGAGCGTTCTGATGCCAGCACCATCCGATACACCAGTCGCGCTGTTCTACCCGATACACGGCCCTGGGTCTTACGCTGGTACGACGTCGGTGGAAATCGTGTCGAATAACATCGAGACACCAGCCAACTTCCTGGGCAGTAGCAGCACTACCGGAGGTGTACTTCCGCCAGCGACTTACCAATATCAAGTTTCTGCCCTAGGTCAGGCAGGCGAAACACTTGCCTCCGCGCCGGTCGTCATCGTTATCGCGGGTGTCTCGGTAACGAACTCCAATGTGTTGACCTGGGACCCAGTTCCACTGGCAATCGGCTACGTCATTTACGGTCGCGATACTACTACCGTAGGTGAGTTGATGACTGTGGGTCAAGGTACCTACACGTTTACCGATACAGGCGCCATCACGCCAGATACCACGCACCTGCCGATTACGAGCCCTGCAAATCTGCCGCCACCGAACCCGCAGTTCACGGTCAACGTTTACGATACGACGCGCTCGGTCTACTCGCCAGTCGAATCGTTCTTGTGTACCCTGCAAGACGGTATCGATTCGACCGGTACTTCGACGGAACTCGAAAGTCGCATCAACGGTTACTCGAACTACATGCTGGTGACAAATAACACACCAGCGTTGTTGACGGTGCCTGAAATCAATTCCAGTTTGCCGGCGCTGATGACGTCAGGCGACAGCGGTACGGCGCCTACGGCCTTTGACGTGGCAGCTGCTTACGGCGTTTTTGCCAACAAGCAACTGTACAAAATCAACACGTTGATTAACGGTGGTCACGCGACCCCAACGGTGCAGTTGGCAATGGATACTTTGGCCCAAGGTCGTGGTGATACGGTGGCAATGTTGGACGTACCATCCAACTCGCAGCAATTCCAGGCAGCGATTAACTATCGCAACCTGCAGTTGAACCTGAACTCGACTTACAGCGGTCTGTTCAACCCAGACGTTTTGGAAGCCGACCTGATCAACGGCAAGCAGCAATTCGTACCGTTCTCTGGTTGGGCTGCCGCACTGTGCGCCCGCACGGACCGTGTCGCCAATCCAAGTTTCTCGATAGCGGGTCTGAATCGTGGTATCGTCAACGTCTTGAAGACGCGCTATACCTTCGATGACGGCGAATCGACGGCACTGTTCCAAGCGCAGGTCAACTACACCCGGACTTTCATCGGTCAGGGTATCGCGCTGTGGGAGCAAACGACTTTGGCTGCACAGCCATCGGCCTTGAGCTGGATTTCGGTGCGTCGTATCATCAACGTCATCAAGACCTCGCTCTACTCCTTCCTGCTGTATAGCTTGGAAGAACCCGATGATGATTTCACCGGTCGGCAGATCGTTACCTCGTGTTCGCAGTACCTGCAATTGATACAGAACGCACGCGGCATTTCTAGCTTCGATGTGGTCAGCGATTCATCGAACAACTCGGCGGCTCAGTTGAATTCAGGTGTTCGTGTGGTAACGGTCGTCATCGTTCCGGTGATTCCAATTCACGAAATTCAGTTGCAGATGGTTATCTCGAAACAAGGCGTTTCGTTCTCCGAGGTGCTGCAACAAGTGAACGGTCAACCAAGCTAATTCCAAGGGAGGTCTTCGGGCCTCCCGCTAAACAAGGAGTAAAATATGGCTCGTACTTCATTGCAAGACGTTCAGAGCATTCAAGACCCCGCACAGTCTTGGAACTTCGATCTGTTCTTGCCAACCATTCCGGGGTCCTCGGATACGCGCGACCTGACGTTCAAATGTCAGACGACCGATATGCCAGGTTCCACCATCGACCGCGTAGAGGTTCCTCTGCATGGTGTGCAACTGATCTACGCTGGTCGCAAAACCTACTCGCACTCGATTTCTGCTACCTTCTTGGAAACCAGCGATTGGGCAACGCGCGAGAAGTTCCGTCGCTGGCACACAATGCGCGACTGGGTCAACAACAGTGGTATGCTGGCTTCCGCGTACAAAGTCAACTCACAGGTCGTGGTTTACAACGACATACCAGCTGTAACGAAAACCTGCAGTGTCACTGGTATGTGGCCAGACGTTATAGCTGAGGTGGCACTGAACGGCGCTGAATCAGGTTTGGTTTCGCTGTCCATCACCTTCGCGTTTGACTTCTGGGACGACCAGTAATGATACCGCAGGATCAAGAGTTTCTGCACGATAGTGAAAAGGGTATACAAGGTGATTGCGCTCGGGCAGTGATAGCATCGCTGCTTGAGCTACCAATCGCGGAGGTCCCTCACTTCATGCAGTTGGCAGACGAAGTTCATGGCTTTTGGAACAGGCTGTATGATTGGCTTGAAAACAGAGGCTACGAATTTCTGCCTAACGTAAGTCTGATCTATCACTGGCGTGAAGGTGACCCAGACTTGTACCACGAAATGAGTGGTCCGTCTCCAAGAGGTAACGGCACTTATCATGCTATAGTGGGCAAGAACGGTAAGCCCTTCTTTGATCCGCATCCTAGCAGAGCAATGCTTGGTGGCGATCCAACGCAATGGCGTATCTCCGTAATACGCAAGAAATAATTTTACTAAGACCTCACTTACGAGGCTTACTCAACTCTCCCGCCATAGAGCGTCAAAGACTAGGAGTGTAACATGATTGACTTTAAAGGTATTGATCCTAACAC